CCCAAACTGCTTTCGCTTGTTGTTGGCTTATTTTCTCTCCCTCAATAGTGGATATAATTTTCTTTTGTATCGTAGGTTTAATAACCGGGAGTGGTGATGGTGTAACAACTGCTTTTATCACTTTCTTTTCAATAATTGGCTGACCCCCAAGTAATTTCTCAATATAACTAGTGGAAGAGGATTTTCTTAATTCCGCTAAAGCCTCTATCTTATTTACTCGTATAACAGGTATTTTCCTACCCAGTCTTAAATAAGCCTCCGCTTTATTTGAAGAACCAATAATATATGACGGGTTTTGAATATCCACCAAGGTAATATATTCCTCTCCATTTTTAATCTCTTGAGCAAATCTTCTAACTTGTTGTTCTATGATATTCTTCGTTTCCAAAGTGGAGTAGTCCAAATACTCAATTTCAAACCCCTGACCGGGTTGTTCTGAATATATTTTTGACCATTTACTTTTCAATTCCTTTATTGATAATGGTCTGCCGTTTTGATGGACCAAGTCTGTGGTGGTCAATTTATTGTCCAACCACAATTGTCTACGGGTTGGTCCCAATACATCCAATTGTATCTTTGGTGATTGTGCTAATAACCATTGATTGTAATCCATAGTAGCCGGGACTTCCCCCGACATAGCAGCCCTTTTAGCAGGATTTAGGCTTTCCAGTTTCTTGATTTGAGATTTACTTAATTTTGAATCATCCCCTGCTAACTCCGAGTAACTCTTTACAATGGGTAGCATAGTGGACCGACATTGCCAATGCCAGGGCGGTGGTCCACTAATAGATTGACTATGTTCGATTGGTTCATAATCCAGGGTAAATTCTTTGCCATCTAATGCCTGGCACATAGGTGTAGTCCTATTGTCCAGAGTCGCCAAAGCCTGATAACCCTTCAATAGGTCCTTGTTTGCTTTATATATCTCTGTCCTGACGTCATTTGCCACCGTCATAACCGAAGTCCGGACTAAGGCCTTAACCTTTTGTCTGGAGGCATCCATTACTCCGGGCATTGTAGAGGTGCCCCTTATTCTCCGAACCATCTCATCTATACTATTACCCTTGATTAATCCAATCTGATTGAGTCGGGTAACCTCCCGCATTACATTGTTGGCTTTGAAGGACATATCTTTGTTTATTTTGTCAGTATACCATTCCTTTATTAAGCCTCCATCTATCATAGTATTATTTACAACAGATGACAGAAACTCATTTGTAAAGTTTACCCCAAATAAATCAGCACCAACGGCGGTATTCAAATTCTTTATTATAAGCATTTGCTGGGACCGTGCCATTTTCTTTAGTCCCTGCTGAGTTGCCCCATTCATTTTAATTGTCCCGGTTTTTACAATGGAGTCAATTTTCTTCTGTAACTTGGTAAGTCTTTCCTGCCTCCATTTAGTCATTTTAACTTGGGTGGGATTGGCAACTGAAAGTTCACGAACCAATTCATTTTGTGTTTCTACTAATAATTTGTTTACTTCCCGAAATAGCCCTTCACTATATCGAGCAAGGTCTACGTCGTTATGTATTAATTGATTCCGAATTAATTCCTGGGTATCCAATGGCTTATCCTACTACAAATTCAGATATAGAAAAACAATGACCAAACCACATACGCCAGATACAAAATACCCGTTTACCATCTTTACCGTAGGTAGTCCAATAAGTCAATGGAAATAATTGTTTTAAATACCACATAAAACTACTCCTCTTCCGTTATTTCTTCTTCTTTAAACATATCTATACCATCAGCAATAATCAATTTCTTTTCATCTTCAATAGTCCGGTCATCCGGCAGGACCTCCCCAGACTTTAAATTGTACAAAAAGGTATCCATTGATATTCTACCGGTCTGGACCGCCTTGATTAGAGCAGTGAGTTCATCCGGTGCCATCTTAGTGGATATAAAGTCTTTATTTACTTCCAATTTTATAGAGTCAACCGGTGCTTTTATCCATAGTGCCATGTACTGTAAGACCTGCTCGAAACCCCTTTCTATATTAGATGCCACTGATGATAAACTCGAAGTATCCCCGGCTACCCGCATTGCCAAGGTCTGGGCTGCTTCTGCCGCCTTCTTGGGTTCCTCCAATAACCTAGCACCTATTACTGCCATTTGTGCTTCTATTTTATCAAGCGCCTCTTTGATTGGATTAAGTCCCTGCCCAGTAAATTCCAGGTAACCGCAACTTGCTTCCGGGTCTTTTGTTACCCATGCTTTGGTTCCACCGATGGTCAATATTTTTTCCTCATCAAAGCCGGCTGCCCATGGTGTTGGTATAGCACAATAATGGAGTCCATGGTAAAAGTCAACTGATGTTTTCCAATGGGAGATATTCAAATATGCCAGGTCTATCAAGGGAGGTTTTGCTGGTATAGGATTATTATCTTCCCCACCAAAGAATACAAATGGGATATAACTCAATGGGACTCCGCTTATTCTTGGTATAAAATCCAGGTCTACACCATGTACTGGTATCTGATACCATCCTTCTTCGTTATTATTATTCTTTAATTTTTGGAACAATCTTACAATTAGTATATCCTCTTCCAATGACAATACCCGGAGTTGTTGGATCTTTATTGTTTTGTAGAAATCCGTGGGGTCTGGTTGACCAACCTGTTCCTGTAAAACAAGAAACGTTAGTTTCCTTTGTTCATCCATTGATTTGTACCGATAATTATAGATATCCATTGCCCCATATATACTACCATACGGACGACCTACCTTGGACCTATCTGAGGGACTCTCCAAGTCTGCCAATACCCCACAGTAACCGGTCGATAATATTCTTTTAGTAACATCCTTTATTACATTATCAAGGGGATTGGCATCTAAAGTAAAATCCGTAGTCATATCCTTCATTGACTCTGGAACATCCACTTTTGCCGGCTTTCTTGTTATAGCCCCGACCATGCCTTGGATAGTTCTGGCAAAGGCATTATAGAAAGACCCACGGTTTTTGTAGTTATCATATTGAGTAACGTCCTGACCACTAAGCATAGGTAGGTATGTAGTACCAGCATCTTTTATTGCTTTCTCCCCTTCGAGCAAAGTGTTTATCATCCTCCATTCACCCTGATATCTTTGGTAGGACTCAGACTTAGTCTCTACCTGGAGTGCCGTTTGTCTGTTTGCTGATTCCTGTGTTTTGTTTGCCATTTTAGAAACCTCCTATACTAACTTCCTTAAATGATTTATCCCGTATTGGTAATTTCTCACAAGCATAATAACCCACCGCTGTTGTAATATGCTGCCAATATGTTTCTTCCTCAAGATACTCTGCCCCTTTGCGGAGTCTGCCAATCTCCAGCCCTTTCAAAATAGTCTTACATTGTGGGTGGATCTTCATTCTAATATCCCCTTCGGCATTTTCTAACAAAGCATTCACTGTATTATGTCGTTCCCGGATAGGCGGGTTCTTCCTTGGTACACATTGATTCCGGTAACCACGGTCACGCATGATACTATAGTCGGTACTCTTGGACCTACTATCCCTTGCCCTGCCAGAAGCATCACCAAATATTTCCACTTTATACTTATCATTCTTGAGTAAAGTTAGATATTTCCTACTTTCAAACTCGTCAAGGATGTCATTAGTATCAGTAGACTCTATAACAATTTCATCAAACCAATGTATCTCTGGTCTACCATGACCATTAAATGACCCCTTCTTTATTTGTCCCAGAGCACTACTCATTGGTTTGCCATCCCCAATATTAAAATCCCAAGCCCAGACGATAGGTAAGTTTTCATCGAAGAAAACTTCATTTTCATTTGTCGACCGGTTTATCCAATTCCCTTCATGTTTTATCCTGGAGAACTTACTGTAGATAAGACCCTTTGAAAGGCTGACCCATTTGGCAAGTACCATTCTATCGAATAATTCCTGGGTGTATACCCTTTTCAATCTATCAATATACCCAGGAGGCAGGTTGTCAATATTGTCATATGTAGTGGCATAAAATATATCCATAATTGCCATATCCACATTCTCAACAAACATGCTATACATCCAGGTATCTGGTTCATCCAGGGTAGTAGTCAGAAGCATTTGTAGCAACATGCTATTACGGTCATCCCGGAGTCGAGCAAGGGCAAGGTCAATAGCAGCCTTGCTTGTTTGCCATACTTCATCCAACCAGACCCAAGCTAACTCTTGCCCCGACCATTGCTTATAAGCCTCCAGGGATCGGCATAATATTTCTACGTAGTGAGTTCCAGTCCAAAGAAATAATGAAAATGGTTGATGCCCCTTTGGTATCTCACGTGGATAAAAGG